GGGGTCCGCCATCGTTGAGATCTATCAGTAATCCTGCCGGCATCACCACATCCCCAGTCTGATCATGCCGCCACCAGGCAGATTAACGGTTACGCCGTTGCCATCGATGACCACAGTATTATTCGCGCCGTTAAAACTGAAATTGCCCGAAGTGGCGTAAAGATTGCCCCGCACTGTCACATTATTGAGCGTTGCAAATCCCGATTTATTGATATGCCAGCCCACATTACCGGTACCGTCCCATGTATTCGACTGAATGTAGTCGCCTATCATGGCGTTATTGATCCAGCCTTTTCCGATCAGCGCCTGATTGATAAACGCCTGACTGTTCTGGATAACAAACGGCAGCGTAACGGCGGCACCAGCATGACTCATCACCGCAAATCGATCGGCAAGGAAAATCACCTGGCTCTGCATCCCGGAAGGTGTGTTCTGAACGCCCAGCCCCATGCCCGCCGCGTACTGCACGCCGTTCGAATCAACCGCCACCTTAATGCTGTACATCGCATTCAGATTACCTGCCATATCTGCTGTTGCCTGGGCATTGGTAGTTATGGCTGCTGACTGTCCGTTTACAGTCACCGTCAACGAGTTGATTTTCGTGGCTGACGCCTGCGTGAAATTTGCCAGCGTTTCTGTCAGGTCGGTAGCGTTGGAGACGTTGCCGCCAGCTGAAGCATCCAGCGTAACCAGCGCGCGGGCGACAGACTGACTGGCATCCGCAATGGTGGTATCGATACGGTCAATGCTGGCACTGTTCCCGGCGTTCGTTGCCGTCTGCCGGCGGCGGCTGTTCACTTGAGCCAGACTGTTCTGAATTACAGCGATAGCTGAGTTTTTAACGCCGGCAGTCATGCCGTCGAGCGTGGCCGCAGTTTCGTCAATCCTCACCGCTGCCGCCGCCAGACCGTCGGTATTCTGCTGTATCGCCAGCGCCTGTTGTTCGAGGTCGTCAGCGTTCTGCTGCACATCCGCGACAATTCCGGCAATTTTTGCGCTGCTGTCAATCGCACTTTCAACGACATCCTTGAAAACCGTCGTTTCTTTCATGTCCTCCAGTATGGCTTCAGTGATGTCGGAAACATCAATGCTGGCCTGGCCGCGCACCCAATCCGTATAACCCGATTCGTTGCCTGTTTTGTCGACCAGCTGCGCGCGGTACCAGAAAATCTGTCCCGCTTTCAGGCCCATCTGCTGGTAATTACTGGCCGGGTACGGCACGTCTGCCAGCAGCAGCGCATCGTCTTCAGTCCCGGTCAGGCTGTACTGAATTTCCGTTTTCAGGGTGTCGCCGGTATTCGCCGGGAATCCCCAGCTCAGCTCGATACCGAAAACCACATTATCAGAAGCGATGAAGCCGACCGGTTTCGGCGGATTGCCCACTTTACCCGTCAGCGTTTTCTCTTCCGAATAGCCCCACCCGGAAGAAATTTCTGCCGCGTTGATGGCGCGTACGCGCACCAGGTAGCGCCCGGCATAGATCCCCGGCACATCGAATGACGTGGTAGAGCTGCGGGGCACGTTAACCCAGTTCCCGTCGTTCCTGCGCCATTGAGCTTCATACGCGATGGCATTCTGCGCCTGGTCCCAGCTCACGCGCATGGTTTCGACGCTGATACCCTGCTGCACCACAGAAAACGAGCTGATCACGATGTTCGCAGGTGGTGACTGGTTACCCGGCGGGATCACACTGACAGGGCGCTGGTCGATGATTGCGCCGGTATCGATGCGGGCAAACTTATCCGGATCGTGAAACGCGCCGGAAATGGTAAAGGTTCCGTCATTGTTGTCGCTGACGCTGACCACGCGGTACTGCTGGGCGAACAGCTCGTCAGATTCGACAACCCAGACGCTTTCCGCCTGCGGCGTTTCGCTGTAGGCGATGCTGACAGTGACAGCCTGACCGTTAACCGCCTGGATAGTCCTGGCCTGTGACGCGCCGGATGGCAGGTTGAGAATGAGCCGATCACCCGGCGCCGCATCCGGTGCGCGGTCAAGGGTAATCACCCGGCCATTAACCGAACTGATGCGGCCGCCGGTGACTTTACCGGACAGCATTTCGTCAGCGACAGCGATGATATAGCCCGGCTGCGGAATATTACCGTCCAGGCCAACAGAGAACGTGACGACGCGATCTTTGTTGTTGGTCAGTATTCCCCAGCGCCCCTTGCGGTTTGCTTCTGACTGCCGGGTGCAGCCAATTGCGGTCATCTCGAGCTGGTTAAACCCGTAGCGCGCAACCAGCGGTTGCTCAAATACGGGCTCCATGGCGTCAGCGTAGCCGTTTGCCGGGTCGGAATACGAGACCAGCGCCGTGGTGTAACGCGTTTTGGTGGTGCTGCTCGAGTAAACGAATTCACCGTTTACGACGTTGGCACGGGTGTAGCTGTAATCAATATCGCGCGGCATGTCCGCCAGCGCCACGATCTGGTTACCGCCCCAGTAAGTCATGCCACGGAAGATGGCGGCAAAGTCCCGCAGCACCGTATAGGCTTCGTTGCGGTCCTGCACATAGACGTTGCAGGTGTAGCGCGGCTCCACGCCGTTCCCGCCTTTCCCGTCCGGTACCATCTGATCGCAGTACTGCGCCACATGGTACAGCGTCCATTTGTCGATGTTCGCCGCCGTCAGACGATGGCCCAGACCAAATCGATCGGCGACAACAATGTCGTAAAATATCCACGCCGGGTTATCTGTCCAGGCCCATTTAAAACCACCTGTCCAGGTGCCCGTATAAGTGCGCGTCACCGGGTCGTATGTATCAGGCACCCGGATAACGCGCATTTCAGGCTCACAGGAAATCTGCGGGATGCTGCCGTTGAACTGGCTGGAGTCAAACTCGATGTACAGCAGCGCGGTGTTCGGATAGCGCAGCTTGGCGTCGATCACTTCCGTGTAACTCTGCAGCGTCATGGTGTCGCCGATTTTGGCGCTGTTGGCATCAGCGGTGATCTTGCGCAGGCGAATAGTCCAGGTGCTGCCCGCCTGAGGTAAATCAATGCGGTGGCTGCGTTCATAGCCTGATGTGGTTTTACCGGTTACGCTGGTATTGAGCACAGTCTGCCAGGTGCCACCATCAGTCTGCAGGTCAACGGCATAACTGACTGAGTTACCAACCAAATCACTGTCGTCCTCCTGTTTAAACAGTGAAGGCCACTTCAGACGAAGGCGAACGGCGGACAACTGAGTGTTGGTGAATGTGCGCGTCCAGGCGGTGGCGCTGGAAACTTCCGTACCCACGCTAATTTCGTTTTCGGTACCGGGTATGCCCTGAATGTATTTCTGCGCCTGGGTGCCGGGACGAAATTCCCACGACACACCGCTGAAGTTATGGCTACCGTCAGCATTTTCGAGCGGGGTACCATCCAGAAAAATAGTCCTGCCTGTCAGCCCACCAGCAAATTCCCCTTCACCCAGGGCGAGCAGGATTTTTGCTTTCGCTACTGATTGCAGATCGTCCGGCTGTTCGGTAGGTGTGCGCGAGCTTGATTCGCCGCCTTTGCGCCCTTTAATTAGTTTAATCGACATATTGCGCCCATAAAAAAACCGCCAGGCGGCGGTGACTGAGGGGGTATGAACTGTGAAAGGGTTACTGCTTATCTTCGACGTAAATGCCGGCGGAAATAATCGCGCCGCCGATACGGCGTTTTCCGTAGCCAACAGGAACGGGATAGCCCTGCGATGCTGTATTGGTTACGCCGCCAAATGCATATGAAGCCTGATTATCAGCGTCACGCTTACTGGAGAGCCCAGTTGGTTGAGGTGAAAGCATCTGGACCACTCCACCAAGCATCATAGCTGCACCAAGTTTCCAGGCTACGGGCCCCCACGCACCGCCGCCCCATGCCTGCCCAATGGTCGAACCTAATACACCTACCACTACCAATACAGCCCCGAGAATAGTTTGAAGCATCCCTGCTTTTTTACTGCCAATAACGACCGGAACAATACGGATAACTTCTTCAGTAACAGGAAAGCCGAGGTCATCTTCACCGATATTCTTTTTTCCACGAAAAACTGCATAAGTTAGCCCGCGTCGCTGACTTGATATCATATATTGCTCAAACCCCTTAATCGTAGCGGCCAGAGCTCGTGGGGCTTCATGGATAGTGCTAATTAAACGATAGTGTGATTTACCAAAGTGCCTGCCAAGAATCCCGTCCAGATCAATCCTTGTTTTTATTTCCTGCATAATATACCCCCATAAAAAAGCCCCATAAATGGGGCTTTTTGTTGCTTGGTCATTATAAAAGTGAATCATAATACTCAATAAACTGCGGCCTAATTTCAAGAGGAAGCCCTGCAATTAATCGATCTATTTTAAATTGGTACTTTTGCTTAAATTGTTCTTTTGAAAGTTCAACCGACGCGCCATGGCTTATAAGTTCAGACACCGCAAGCCTTTCACTTTTTATGTTCTTAACCAATTCCTCAACAGCAAACTTGTCAAGAGCGAATGTTCCTGCCTCACGTTTAAAATAAATGCCCGGAAGCCACTTATCATCTATATCCGACGGTTCTATATTTACATCACTTTCTAAATCACTACCACAATGCTTACATTTGATAGCTTCATACTTTATATATTCAGCGCAATAAGGGCATTTTTTTAAACTATTATCACGAAGATTCTGCGATTCAATTCTCTTGCTGTCAGCCTTGATTATCATCACATGGATTATGGCAACAATAAATAGCGCAGCACCATACACCCACCATCCAACAAAAGAACGACCTTTATTTTTAGCGATCGCAGCCGGAATCAAACCAAGCAATACTGACAGTATAATAAACTCCATTTCAACCCCTGATAATTATAAATAAAAATAATCATAACAGGGCGAAGCTAAACTACCAAGCATGTGGCTTATCAAACTTTGAATTGCATGAATTTACATTTATGCCTTAAAACCTTCATCGTCCTCTCTAACCAATAGCCCCCGTACGGCACCCTCTGACTGAGATGTCCGTAGAGATGATGCAGCAGCATGTTGCCTTCCAAAAGTACTCCGGCATGGTTCCACTTATTCGACTGCACCTGCATGATCACCACGTCACCTGGCTGCGGCGCGCCGGTAAATTCCCGGAAACCGCACTCGTACCAGTTATCCCGGTAAAAGTTATCCGGGTACCGGTCCTCCCACCACGGGTAATCGACGCGGTAATCCGCCAGCTCTATACCATATGTCTGGCGGTAATAGCTCATCACCAGGCCCCAGCAGTCGTAGACGCCGAGCACGAACGGACGTTCAAGCAGCGGGATTTCGCCGCGCGGCATGATCGTGCGTAAATCCCCTTCCGGCCAACTGACGATATGCCAGGGTAAAGCAGTAAGGTCACACTGTGCCTTGTCCAGTTCGCTCGGCTGCGTGGTCGCGTCAGGATGGCTGTGTACGATGCCGGTGACTGTTCCCCAGTCTTCAGCGGCGGCGTAGTCTTCAGGCGAAAGGTGGAAGTGCTCCGTGGGTTCAGCGGCGAGATTACGACAGGGGAAATATTTCTCCACCCTGCTTTTCTGCGCCACCACCCCGCAGCATTCACGCGGATATTCCGCCCTGGCGTGGGCCATGATGGCCGCGATGGTCTTTTTGCGCATATCAGCTCCGAATGAGGGATGTACCAGGAAAACCGCCGAACGACAGTTCTTTACCTTTACCAAAGCGCAACTCGCAGGCAGTCAGCGTTCCTGGGCACTCATCTCGGGACGGGTCGTCTACCGGCTTATTGTTTTTATCGAAATAGCGCGTTCCGGCGTAATCACAGCCATCGCCGGTGCGGTATTTGTTGCGTATGCACCAGGTACAAAGGGAATGAAGCTGCCGCGTCGGGATCATCAGTCCCTGCAAATCCATGGGACTGGATAGCGCAAACTCCACCACCTGATTAGTTTCTGAAGTTTTCGCATCGATATACCAGACCTGCAGCTTTTCCTGCGTCGCGTCTGCCGTCGGGTTTCCGCCCGCAAAATTTCGGACGTCCAGGTACTGCACCAGCGTGTCGTGGATCGTCACTTTAGCCTGCAACATATCGTCATAAGCCAGGCACAGCGCAGTGATCGAGCCGTCGAGGTTGGCGACTGATAGTTTTGGTTGCGCGCTTTCACCGCCAGTGGATTTCTCCAGCCCTTCAATCTGGCAGGGCCAGGCTTTATATTCCTCACCCTGCCACCAGATACTTTTTGCCGGCAGTTTTAATTCATCACCGCCAGCGGCAAGTATTTCAGCTTCGGTATGGGGAATGCTGTGGCTGTGGAAGCGCAGCACCTCTCCGGTGCCGAACGCCGTGCCGTCGACAGAGAAAAGCCGGACGATATCGCCCGGCTCGAGTTTCTGATAATCGCTGTTGATCATGGTGCGAATGCCTGTTCAAAAGTGGCCGTAATCGTCATCACCGTTTTGCTTTTGATAACTTTTTGAAGGCTGTCAGCCTCAACCCGCCACAGAGCGAGATCACCGAAAGGTGGCTTGAACGAGAAGGATTTTGTTTTGTGGCGGCGGAGAAAGGCATAAACCTGCTGTCCTTTCTCCGGACGCCCGGTAAAAGAATATTCGTACGTCAGGGTCTCACTGTTCAGCCCTGATCCACTGACCTGTGTATAGCCATCGCCGAACTGAACTTTACGGATCGTATCCGTGCTTTTGGTTGTGGGTTGGCTGGCCGACTGAATCGACCAGGGAAAGGATTCAATAGCCATGTTTTATCTGCCTCGGGTTGCGTTCCAGATAAGGCCGCCAGGGCGCACTGCTTTTGCAATGCCATCATTAACAGCCTGTGTAATCACCTGCTGATAAGCGCGACCAAGCTGATCGCCAGCAGGCTGCTTCGTTTCATTCTGCGGGGAGGTGACGGAAACAGGCGCGTAGACGCTGACGCCCACAGGTGCGGTGATCGGCGCTGATCCACCGCCAACCAGACCGCCGGACGCATAACCCCGCATCAGGTTATAGAGATTGCCCACCCCAAGGCGGCTTGTTGCCTCTTTCGTGAAGACAAATTCCCCTTTGTGAACCACGCCTGCCGGTTCATACTTCCCACCGGAACCTGTATAGCCACCAGATGCATAACCAAGGAACTTGGTAGCCGAATTAACCATGCCGACCATTGCCTGCTTTATGAGGATCTCGGCCAGCATTGAGAGGATTGACTTCGTAAAGTCAGACCAGTTAGCTTTCCCGTTTACCAGCATTTGGGCCATGTTCTGACTGATACCATCGAATGCAGTTGATGCCAGTGACTCCATCTGCCCGTACGCATCTGATGCTGAATCGACATAGTTAGCCCAGGCCGTTCGCGCGCCAGCCTGCCAGTTGCCGCGCAGATCATCCTGCGCCGCATAGAATTTCTTGAGCGCTTCCAGTTGCTTTTGATAGCCCTCATCCGATTCATTGCCACCGGCATTTTTCCAGCCCTGCAACAACTGCGCTTCATCCAGCCTGCGCTGCTGCTGGCGGCTGCTCAGACCGACACTGTCTGTCAACGCCCTGGTCTTTTCCCCCATTTGCGTGACATATTTTTGCGATCTGTCCTGCAGATTATTCAGGCGCTCCTGAATTACTTTCTCATCACCGAGGCGCGCATTAATTTCTGCCTGAGCAATCACTTTATCTTTATTACTGAGCAGTGACTTTTCATCAGCGGTCAGCGCGCGAGTTTTCGCAGCGTTTTCCAGCACAGCGAAACGGGCCTGCTCTTTCCAGAGATCCTTCCGCTCCTGGCTGATGGTGTCATTTATATCCCGGTGCTGGCGTAATACCTCCAGCTGAGCCTGCAGCTCAAGTGTTTGTGCGCTGATGGAATCAGAGGCTTTAACGCCGCCTGGCGTGGTGGTTTTGGCGGGCTTTTTTAGCGAATCCTCGTATTCCTTTTTCGCTGCGGCCATCAGGGTGTTGTAGCTCCCCTGAAGGATGCGCCCTTCCTGCATTGCCTTGTTCAGCTCTTTCTGCTTACTGGTATATTTTTCCAGAGCAGTCTGCGACTTTTCATACGCGGATTGCGCCTGCGTGGCATACCGAAGCCGATCGCGCTCAATAGTCGCCTGCGACTGCGCACTCTCCTCAGAAACAGTCTGCAGATCGGCCTGCAGTTGTGCCGCCTGCAAAATGACCCTGGTGCGGTCCAATACCTTCTGATACTGGTTTCGCATCGCATCGGACACGCCCGGGCCCGTCGCGTTTTTATCAAAGTTGGCCTGGGCAATATCAAACTGCTGTTGAGCCTTTTTCAGCAGCTCAGCACCGGTATCAGGGCGACCGATATCCAGTATTTTGTCCCACATCGATTTGAACGCGTCGCCGACGGTATTCGCCGCGCGCTCCAGGGTGCCCATATTGCCTTCAATCGCACTGGTCTGCTTTTCAAACCCCTGGGTCGCCGCGTCGTTTGCCGCTTTCAGCGCGCCCGCGGCATCACCAGAGCGCTGCAGTTGCGCTACATGCTCAATCTGTTCAGCCGTGACGTTGTGAAACTGCTGCGCCATGGCAATCAGACCGGAGGTGGGATCGCTGGTCAGCTTTCCGAACGCTTTGGCGACATCCTCAACTTTAAGCCCGCTTTTGTCCGCAAATTCGGTAATGCTCACTGAAAGACGTTCGAAATTAGCGCCTGCAGCAACACCGGCATCAACCAGCGCAGTTAGCGTACCGGCAGCAGCAGAAAATGTGATCCCGGCACTGGCGGCGGCCTTACTCACCGTCAGCATTTTTTGCGCTGTCAGCCCTGCAGTATTGCCTGAGAGAACCACCGTTTTGTTGAAATCGGACAGTTGCGAATTGCTGCGGTACCACGAGTACATCATCAACCCGGCAGTCACCGCTACAGCGGCCAGCGCCACGTTGAACGGCGTGATAAATCCTCGCGCCCTGCCGAGATTTTCCGCGGCGTCAGAAGCGTTATTGAAACTTTCAGCGAGTTCTCCTGCACTTTCACTCGCCTCGTCAGTGGTTTTCTGCACATCGCCACTAAAACCAAAGAGTGCATCGCGAAGCGCCTGGAACATCGGCCCAAAGCCGCCGAAACTATCCTTTACCTGTCCGCCCTGCTGGAGCAGGATCAGGAACGGAGACTGACCACCGGCCAGCTGCGTGGCGATATCGGTGAACTGCGCAGGTAACATTCGCACGGCGTTACTGTACGCACCCACTGACATACCCGCGCGCCGGGCCGCGGCTTCCTGACGGTTAAACGCCCGGTCGACCTGATCGGCAGTAGCGGTGGCCGCCTTGCCCAGTTCACTGAGCTTCTTTCCGCTGTAAACCAGCTGCTCGTTAAATTTTGGGGAATTCAGATCGAGATTAACGATCAGGTCACCCACCGACTGGGCCATAGCGCACGCCTCCTAGACTTTCAGCAACGGACATCATGGTGTCGCCATCCTGTTCGGTGACCAGTTCAGGAGGATTTAGAAGACTGAAGCTGCCGGGGGTCAGATCAGTATCCTTACACATGATGGAAATAATGAGATGGCTCAGGCGGGAAAAATGAGCATCCTGCAGATCGTTTTCGAAATACTGTTCGTGGTAAAAACGCCCCCACTCAGCCAGTTCTGAAGATGACATGCCGGCAAGCATCTGGCGCCAGTCCGGGCGTCGAAATTCCCTCGCCAGCTTCATAACAAAATTCAGCTCGCCGGCAAGGACTTTTCCGGCGTGAGCGCTACGGTTTCGACAGGATTATCAGGTTGCTCCTCATCTTCCGGCAGCATGTCAGAAAGTGACTTTACGATCCGTACAGCAGCACCAATCAGGGTGATTGGCCAGCCTGACAATACATCCTGATAAAGCTGCTCAATATCGCTGTTGGCAGGATCGGCATGCCAGAGCGACATGGCAACAAGGCGGGCACCCTGGCGAATATCCTGCTCCACCAGCAGCGGGTAAAGCGTCTCTTCATCGGCGTCTGCCGGCAGGGCTTTTGCAGCGCTGGCAATGAACTGCAGATGCTCAATACGCTGTAGCGCAGAAAGTTCATAGAGGGTGATTGTTTGATCGCCGTATTCAAGCTGGTCGGACTTCAGGAATTTGGACATTTTTTCTCCGTAAGGGGGCGTTAGCCCCCTGATTTCAGGATACGGTAACGTTACAGATCGCGACGAACAGACCATCATTGGTCATCACAACGATTTGCGCTGTCCCTGCAGCTACACCTTTAACAGTGAGCACATTGCCAGCCACAGTCACAGTCGCTTTTGCGGAATCGGAAGACGACGCGCGGAAGGTTTTATCCGTCGCGCCCGTCGGGTTTACCGTCACGTTCAGGGAATCAGAACTGTTTGCTGCAACTGTCAGCGTGGTTTTACTCAGCGTGACACCGGTTACTGCAGTGACAGGTGTCCGGCTTTCTTCCGCCAGGCTTGGCTTGCCGTTGTTGCTGATCTTCACACTTCGGGTGATCACTTCTTTTGCCGGAATAGTTTTGCCCAGGCTGCTGATCCAGCCTTTGAATACGTCAACAGTGCCGTTGGGGAACTTAATTTTGTAGGCGCGCACATCACCGGCATAGAACCAGTCAACCAGCCCCTGCTGGCCGGATTCGCCCGGTTTCCAGGCCAGTACAAAACTGGTTTCGCCCGCGGATTTTTCGCCCTGCGCCGTATTCGCCCAGTCCGCATTGGGATCATCAAGGTAGGTATCGTCATAGGACTCCGCCGTCAGTTCTCCCGGCGTCAGTTCTTTAACCTTCGCCGTACGGGTCCAGTCCGTGTCAGAAAGAGGGTTCGCATAGGGATCGCCGGTACCGGTATACACCCAGAATGTGGTACCCGCGCCTTTAACCGGCTCAAGTGGGTTTGGTGTTGGCATAATTTCCTCACATCACATAAGAGATTGAATATTTCAGGTCCGCCGATCCCCAGGTCGCCATTTCGTCATCGCGCTGGTAGTCGTAGCCCTGGGCAGACATGGTTTCGAGGACGCCGGAAAGCGCCGGAATGCTGACCATTACCGGATAGATGTTGTTTTCCATCCATCCATCCAGCGCCGAATCGGTGTCATCCCCTTTAAGAAAAACTTCGATATGCAGCGTTGCGCGCCACATATCTTCGTCAACGGACTCGTCGGTAGACTCGGCATCCGTGAGATATACAGCGACCGCCGGAAGATCCTGCGGGTCCAGAGCAGCCGGACGACCATCAAACCAGGTTGCCGCCGGCGCGGTACTGGCTTTAAGTGCGTCAAGTACAGCCTTGCGAATTAGCGGGTGTTTCATTTCGTGACTATCAGCCTCAGTTGGTTACGAAGCGCCGCGACCATTTCTTTCTGCAAATCGGTTTCAGTCAGCCGCCGGCTTTCTTCTTTAAACGCAGTGGTCAACGGTGTCGCCAGCGGTATGCTCACTACCTCAACCGGATATCGCGCCCGGGTGGTGCGACGAAGCACATGCCAGCGACCGTTTTTCAGTTGCTGAATAAAGCCACCGGGAAAGGAGAATTTACCGATACGCAGCACGCTGCCGGCACCAGACACGTCACGTCTGCGGCGCGAAAGCCTGACACTGGCAACACCCAGTTTGATGGCGGGAAGATTGCCGCGGTTAACACGGATAGTCGCCAGCGGCTTGCGGATCGTGGCTTTCTTCAGCCGGGCACGCTGATTAACCAGTTTTCTGGGTACCTTCGTCTGCCCCGATACGATCCGCGTGCTGCGGCTGACTGCCCGGGTGGCCACGCGGTTGACAGCCTGAGACGATGCGCGCGGAACCGCAGTTTTACTGATACTTTCAAGATTGGCGATGGCCTGCTCCAGCCCTTTAATGGACATGCTGCCCCCTTACTCAATCCAGATTTGCGGCTTTCCGTTGAAGGTCTGCTGGCGGGTGACTTTGTACGTTTCTCCTTTCCAGATGACGACATCGTTCCGGCGTGGTTTCAGTGAATCTGAGAACACCACAAGAGAAAGCCCGTCACCGGCCAGCGGCCCCATTTCAGCCAGGAACTGACTTTCAATAGCGTCATATTCTGCGCCATTAATCAGCACCCGATCGCCCATCTGCCGGACAGTGGCGGCGTCCATGCGCGCCACCATTTGCCGGAAACGGTTAGCCATTCAGCCGGACCGCGACAGATGTTGCGCTCGCGCCAGCGGCCTCCCAGGCTTTACCGGCCAGCGTCGCGCCGGTAGACGCCAGCTGGATTTTTCCGTCCTTGAGATAAACCGCTTTGCCCTGCGCAATATCGTCGGCGGCGAGCTTAGGCAATACCACGACGCCCGTTGCGCGACCGTCGCCCGTTTCACCAGGCGCGATATCAACGATCGCCACGGCAACAATATCCCCGACGATTACCGGCGAACCGCTCAGAATTGCTGTCGCGCCAGCATTGGTAATGGCAATGGTATTGCCATCCTGAAGATAATTTTTCATAAGGTCTCCACGGCTCCTGTCGGAGCCGAATTTCAGACACAAAAAAAGCCCTGACGGGCCACGGGAACTGCGCGGACGGGATTATTTACCGGAGGACTTGACCAGGCCGCGGTAATCCAGCGGTGCAACACCCGCATCGATGCGCACTTTGGTCGCCACACCGTCGGTAGTGAAACCTTCCTGCTGATCGATATACGGCGTATCGACGCCGTTCAGGTAGGCAACCTCGATGGTATCGCTGCCTTTCTGTGCAGCAAGGTACCATGCAGCCGGATCGGCATCGTCCAGGCGCGCTTCTGAAATAATCTGCGCAAAGTTCTGGATCGGGTTAACGATACCGGCATTGACGTCAGCACCCTTAACGCTGGCAGACTTGATGGTCTGGCTGGCTACTGTTTCCAGTACAGTCGGCACCAGTACATAAGCCGGGCGGATATTCAGCGAACGTTCCCCTTCTTTCTGTACCCGCATCAGCTGGCGCGCTTTATCGAGGTTAGAGACATCGATAGCGCCGGTAGAGAGGTTTTTGTGATCGGAGCTGAACAGCGCCTTATTGTCAGACATTTTCGGGTTTTCAGTCAGCACCGCGTAGACCAGATCCCCGATGGTGGCTTTCGCCGCACGGCCCATTTTCATCGGTACATCGGTGAGCTGGTTCAGGTCATCGTTGATAATGGCCTGGCGGGTAATAGAGAAAATTTCCCCGTAAGTCGCCAGCGCAATGGTTTCGCCTTTATCGCCGGTGGTCACGTACTTATATTCCGCACCTTCACGCACCTGGCGCAACGACGGGAAGCCGCCCATACCTACACGGTGCGCGGTCTTGAAGTCGCTCAGGCTACCTTTCTTGGTCCAGAGTTCGAAGGTTTCCTCGGCTTCTTCCCAGCCCTGTAGCAGCGCCTTGTTGGCAACGTCCAGCAGGATATTACCGAAATCAGAAGTGCTGTGCGTCAGCGCGAAGCCGACCATCTGCATGGGGTTGTAACTCGCCACACCGATACCGCGTTCGGTCAGGGACATGCGCGCATACTCACGCAGCGTCATACCGTTATAAACGTTATCGCGCGACAATTCTTCGTAACCGGCACGGGCCATCAGCGCCTGGCGGATGCCGTCGCCTACGATATTCCCGTTCCCCGCATAAATGTGGGTGGTGCTGGTTTTGTTGGAGGGAGTCGCTGTTTTGCCGAGTTCCGCCAGCAGCTTGTCTTTGGCCTGCTCAACGGTGCAGTCAAGATCGGCAATACACTGCGCCTGCAGTTCCTGGTGGCGATTGCCGAACATGGCAAACAGATCATTAATGCCGTTGAGCCGCTCACGTTGTTCTGCAATCACCTGGGCACGGATGGTATCTGCGTTTACCGGATTCTGCGGTGCATCCGGCTGCGCGGAGTTTTGCGGATCACGGCTGGCGGTGTTGCGCGGCGGGGTGACCATATTACGAATGCTTTTTGGCATCTTCTCAAATTCCTCAATACGTTTTGAATGGATACAGGCCATCGCCTGCAATGACGGGGTCACCTGGTCGGCAAAACCCTGAGCCAGGCACTCTTCGCCGGTAAGCCAGGTTTCGTCTTCCAGCATGGCGGCAATCTCATCATGAGATTTGCCGGTTTTGGCCGCGTAGGCCGGGATAAGAACGCTTTCGACTTTGTCGAGCAGGTCGGCATAGTCGCGCATATCCTCCGCATCGCCGCCAGCAAATCCCCATGGTTTATGGATCATCATCATCGTGTTTTCCGGCATGATGACCGGGTTACCGACCATGGCGATCACTGAGGCCATTGAGGCGGCCAGGCCATCGATATAAACCGTGATGGCCGCGCCGTGGAACTTCAGGGCATTAAAAATGGCGATGCCGTCGAAGACATCGCCACCAGGCGAGTTGATGTGCAGTTTGATGTGGGTGATATCACCCAGAGCTTTCAGGTTGGCAACGAACTGTTTTGCCGTTACCCCCCAGTAGCCAATTTCATCGTAGATGTAGATCTCAGCCTCGCTTTCCGTGCTGGCCTGCATACGGAACCAGCTATTTTTTACGCTGACTTTCGGGCGGTTCATTACCCGGTTTCGTTTCCTGGACACTGGTGTCTCCTTTGTCATTTGCCGGGTCTGTGTCGAACACCAGCCCCTGTTTTCGGTTTTCATCAACCTCTGCTTTACGGCGACGTTTTACGTCATCCGGATTGGCACCGCGTGCGCGAACCCACTCACTTTCCGTGGCCGCGCCGCCGCGCAGCAGCAGTTTCCACGCTGTCGCCTCTTTAACCGGATCGATCCAGGGCATTACCGGCCCGGAGTAGACAGCGTTATAGAGCGATGCCTTATCCACGCCGCGCGGCAGTTCGATTTCCCCGGAAGCGATAGCCATCTTCAACCACGCTCGGTACATCGGGCGGGTAATCGCGGCAATAAATGCGTCCTGGAGGATCAGATAGCCTTCAGTGGACTCCACCAGCTCCTGCCGTTGGGCGCTGTAAGTACCGTCATAATTCCGCGCGATACTGGAGAAGCTGCCGCGCGAACCTGCAGCAACCGCGCGCAGCTGGCCGTTACGGAATGTTTCAAGGTTGGGGTTTGGCCGGTCTGATTTAATCATCCCGATGTCCTCGCCGGGACGCAGATCGTCAAACAGCATGCCGGGCTCAATATTCAGCTCACGTGACCCACCGCCAGCGTCTTCAGGATAGGACTGGCCATCCCCTTTTTTGATGAACATGCCCAGTGCGGCAGCGATGCGCGCAGCGGTCAGTTCGGCGTCCTCATATTCCTTCAGCGCAGACAGGCGCATCATTACGCCCGCCAGCAGGGAGTTACCGCGTAACTGGTGCAGGCGGCGCATGAACTTCAGGTGAAGCATATTTTCAGCGACGATATCTTTGGTGTCGCCCAGCAGCATCCCTTCGGCGGGCATGTTGCGGTACACCAGATATTTCACCGGGCGTCCCCAGTCGTTCAGGTAGATGCCCTGGCTGAGTTTCTGGCTTGTATCAGTTTTTTCCAGCGGGACAAAATCCGGCTCCAGCGCCTCAAGCCAGAACGGGATGCCCGCCACCGGTGACAGGCCGTTCCCGGTGCCGCTTACCAGCTGGGCAAAGACTTCGCCGTCCCGCAGCCAGGTCCGCGCCATCAGGCGTTCGAGTACAGGCCGGGTAAACTGCCCTGTCACGTCAGGGGACACTGACCATTCCGCCCATTTTGCACGGATTTGTGTGGCAAGCGCGTCAGCCAGCTGACCGTTTGCCAGCAGCGGTTGTGGCTCCACAATGATGCCCTTTGCGCCGACGATACGCTCTTCCAGCTTGTCGAGTACGCCAATCACCAGATCGTGATTGCAGTCCAGCCAGCGCGCCTGCTCGCGCAGGGAGCGCCCACCGAACTGGGTCAACTGGTTGGCGGTGCGGTTTTCGCGCCGGGCGCGGTGGGTGCGCGTCGGCATAACCGCTTCATATGCCTGGATCACCATCCGGGAACGCAGCCGCGCTGCTTTCCAGCCCGGTGAGAACAGGCCGATTGCATTATCCAGCAGGCTCATCGCGGAAACCTCGCCAGCTTAAACCCGCCGGAGCTACGCCCGGCGGCGACGGCAGTGGCCGATGCCAGTTTGCGTTCCCACTCCTTGCGGCCCTTGCGGATTTCACTGAGGTTTTCCATGGTCATCTGCTGGCCGTTAAAGGTGATGGATTTACCCTGAAGAACAGCCAGCTCCGCCTCGGTGTAGCGGTCGACCATATTCTGAATATCGTTAAGCGTCACACCCAGCCTCCTGATGATGATGGTGCCCATACCGAGTCGCGGGATGGTTTAGTCTTCGGTTGAGGTACTGCCGGTACCGGCTTAGCAACTGCTGCCACAACAGGTGATTCGTTTGCCACTTCAGCCACCAGCCAGGTGTCGCGGCGCGCCCATTCCGGCGCATCAGGCCACTTAATCTTTTCGTAACCGTGAAGAATGACCAGGGCATGCGCATAAACCATAAGGTCAAACGCCTCATTAGCGCCCTTACCGGGCTTCGTCCATTTACCATCGGGGGAACGCTCCTCATAGGTCAGTTCGTCGTAGAACCACTCCCCCAGCCAGTCGGGGAAATGAACATAGTTCGGCCCGGGAACATCACGCCACAGGGCGTTATTGATCCGGTCCTTAAGCGCGTTGGTTTGCAGAAGGTAGAGAGGAACATCACCTGCCGCCTTTGCCCGGCGGGAGGAGCGTCCGGTATTATCGGGATACGTTCGGGTGATAAGTTTTGCGCGCGCCTGGCTGTCACCCTTGAACAACCAGACCCGGCGTTGCAGACCATCCCGGCGACAGCGCCGCCAGAATTCATAGGCGTTATCCGTAACCCCGTCTTCACCGCCGGAGTCCACGGCCATCGCCATCAGGCTCATGCGCTTTCCGGGCTCACCTTCGATCGCCCATGTTTTATCAAGCACATCCGTGCGCAGCAACTCCCAGTCTTCCGGGTAGCTGGCCGGATCGATATTAAAACTTTCGCCGTCGGCGTTGGTGCGCAGGGACTGAAGAATGTTATAGCGGTCCACTATCCACCGCTCACCCTGCGCGCCGTAACCCACGACCTGAACAACAAAACGGCGGTTGCGCCCGCCCTGTACGTCAACCGTGGCAACAAGAAACTGGACTCCGGCTGGCACCCGGCGCTTTTCCACCGGCTCTGCGCGCTGCTGCAACGCTTCGCCCTTGCGCTGGTTCAGCCCGGAGCGCGGAAGGTACGGAAGTCCCCAGTCGGTATTGATGACTGTCTTGAGGGTTTCTTCGCTGCCCGTGACCTCGTAGTCCTGCTCCGCCGTCAGCAGTTTGTAGACCAGCTGCGCCCACGTCTGATACGCCGCTGCGGGTCCCTCCATCCAGAACGATGCGATGCGGGAACGCCGCGCCTCGCCGGTGATATTGCCATCGCGGTCAATGTGCTGGCCTTCGCGCAGCCACACGCCTTTCATGTTGAGCGTACGCTTCATATCTGCCGTGACTTTGCCGCTGCAGGCCGGGCAGCAGATATGCGCGGCTTCGCTGGCTTTGACGGTGTCGCTGATTTCGCGATAGCCGGTCATGGCATGCATTTCCGGCTGGAAATATTCGCCGCAGTGCGGACACGGCCAGTACCAGCGGCGGCGATCGCCGCGGTTGTAAAGTGCCAGAACGCCGGTAGTCGGCGGCGCTTCATGGGGCGACGAGCGCCGCCATTTGGTATCAATGATGTCACGCCCCGGAGAGCTTTCCACCAGCGTCATGCCGGACGACATAAACGTGGTGGTACGTTTTGAAGCCAGCGAAAACGCATCACCTTCACCGTCAATATCTTCCGGGAAGCGATCGTAGTCGGTCAGCGCCACGCACTTGTAATCCGAGGAGGACATGATGTTCACAGAGGGCCAGCCAATCTTCAGGTAGTTGCCAGCCCGGAACGTGCGGTCGTGAACGTTGTTATCGTTGCGCCGGGGGCTGAGCCGGCTTTTAACCTCCGGGCTACAGCGAAATGTACGGTCAAGACGCTTTTTCGAGTGTTCGCGCGCCTTCTCTTCCGTCATCTGTATGATCAGCATATCGGAGGGATCGCACACCACGTTGTAGACCACCCAGCCATCAATCAGGCCAATGGTTTTGCCTGTTCGCGCCGGACCCACAAAAACGACCGCATCATATTCACGCGATGCGAGGCAGTTCATTGGCTCGATAACGTAGGGCGCAAGGTTCGGGTCCCATGGAACCGAGTTACCCGCACCCATCGGCACGCGCATATATTTACTGACCGCCTCGGCCACCAGCATGCGTCGCGGTGCACGAAGAATACCAGGCATATCCCTGCGGATACCCCTTGCGGATGCCCGCTTCGCCATCAGTCCTCCTCAGGCTGGTCCTCCTCCGGTTCGGCGTCCAGAACGCGCTGGGCTATCTGGTCGCGTAGATCATCAATAACACTCTGCACGCGGGCGACTGCTGCGGGCGATAATGCGCAGTCACGTTCGAGGATGTCGGGTAACGTTTCAAGAACCTGAACCACGGCCTTTGACATGACAGCAAACTCCCGGGCGACCTGCTCTGCCGGAATAAGCTGCCCCGTCTCCTGTTCGAACTTGATCCGTTCGTTCTCGGCTTTCCAGTGCGCCAGGCGGTCAGAAGGTGGCATTTCCTCGGTGCTGGCAGATACCGTTGGCACCATCAACTCCGTCAGAACATCAGTTACCAGGTACAGTTTAAGTTTGCTGTTGCTGCCGGGGGCCGGGTCGACGTTTTTCAGCCTGGCGGCTACCGTCTGGCGATGCACATTAGTGATCCCGGCGAGCTGATTGATGTTGAGCTTCAGGGAAGCGATTTCCTGGTCCATGATGGTGAACACTTTTTGAACGATTCGACATCATTGCAAAACGGCACTAATAAAAATCATACAGTTATGCACATGATGATGATGACCTTAGATCACGAAAACTAGCCGTTTTCCGCGTGCCCGCCGCCTCGTGGATAAGACCCCCTCCGGGAGGACCCACCAAAATGATAATAATTATCATTTACTTTAATCGGGTGAGGGGCTATCAGCCATGCAGCCGCCAACGCGAAGGCCTGCATGGTCAGAAACCGAGACGGACACGGCCTTCAGGGTCGTTCGGGTTGGTGGTGACCCAGGCTGTCCCGGCAAAGGCGTTAGCGTTACTGCTGCTGTCCTGCTCCTGAGACGTGAGCTTCCCGTCAGTAGTCAACCAGATACGCGCTCCGCGCTGCCATGTCTCCGCCGCAACTTTGGGCAGGGTGAATACGCCCGTCATCATGAGAACGCCCTGGCCATCTACGGGGATATCATGCTGAGCAATACCAGTGATATCGCCTACGATCACAGGCTGGCCCGATGCGACGGCTTTCGTCGTGCCGTTATGCCAGTCCATAGTGTTGCCGTCCTGATAATAATTCTTAGCCATTTAAACCTCGCATAGCCCATTCAGGCTGATTAATGTTGAAAGTAAAGAACAGAAAGGATTGGATTAGCGGTGGCTGGCGGGAACATACTCAACACCGTCAATGGTGACCTGCATGAGTTATCTCCTTACCGGCCACGAAGGTTATTCCAGATTAAACCGCCGGGCTTCAACGCGTTTTTGATAGCTTCGGTTACCGCTTCATGCATCGCTTGTTGCAGACCGGTGAGTGAGGCTGTTTGCGCATCAATATTTGCCTGGAGGGATGCGTACAAATCGCTTTCGCGCACGGCATCAATCACGGCCTGCTTCATTTCATCGCAGAGCATGGCCTTCGTTTTCATGTTGGTTACCTCGGCGTTTTCGATGATGGATGAAGCAGCTTCATGCACCTTAAAGCGATCGGCTTTAAACTCTACCTTGCATTGCTCACCCTCAGCGCCGATGACCATGCCGGCTGTATATTGTTTTTCGCCGCAGTCCACGCCCACCTTCACTTTGTAGTTCGCAGACAGGATGCCATCGCCGATCGCCGCATTGTTGATGAACATCTGACCGGATTTAGCGATAAACCAGCCATAATTAAGGTCATTAAGTGTGCGACTGTTACGGATCTCTTCCGTCAGCGCCTCAATCATTTCTCCGGCATCGACAGAAGATACCGCCTCGATCCAGTCACTGGTTCGCCAATCTCGCGCTGAACCATCCGCAGCAATTGGACGCAGGCGCACCTGTAATCGCTCACCAGCTTTGAGGCCAGAAATCATGAGCTCAGTAACCGGCCAACTGATTACCTCTTTTACAAGACGTCCATCAGCAAGGAGATATTGCAGCTCAAGCCGGGAACCCCAGAAGCTTAAATCAGGCCATTTCCATTCGACGTTTACGCCAAAAGGTTTTGGTGTCGTTGTTACATGAGGGATGTCTGAAGGTTCAGACATTTTCTTTTCTTTTGAGCCGCTACCTAATTTATTGAAAGATGAGGGTTTGCCGCTCCGTAACCCATTACCGTCTTCGTTAAAAATACCGATAACCACTTTAGGTTGGCCTTTTTTATCAGCGATAATAATTGAGTCACTGCGAAGGAAGGCTCTCAGGCCGTTTTTCGATTTTCTGCCTAATTGCATGTGATATTTCCTTTAAGATGTGAGCCTGTCGTACGGGACAGCCGCCCGAGAGAAACGGTTTCCCCAGGCTCACGACTGAAAGACTCTCTTTGGTGCGCGTACGAGGCGCAATAAAAAGCCCCGCATAAGCGAGGCTGTTTGTCAGGATCTGTAACCACATGAGGTGGTTATTAAAGAAATGTGGTGCCGGGTGCCTCCCGGTGAGAACAGTTCCAGAATCTGTTCCCGCGTACTGAGAGGTTACCTTTCGGCAATCTTCTGGAACGCCCCTCCGCACAGGGGGATTCACCACACTTCAATATTAGAACAGGTACTCAGGGAACGCCTGCTGTCATGACTCGTCACTTTGAGCGTTGCAGAAGCCCATTCTTAGCCAATGCAATCACAATATCGAAAGATCCCTGTTTATCGATATACCGAGATTTTCCGAGAGGTAGTGGGGAGTCGCTAAAGGATATGAAAGTATAAGATTGGCAGCTGCAATCGCCCTCTTATACAAAACCCCCTTTCGCTGTACGGAAGTATGTGTACACACCCCCTTTAGGTAGCCATTTTCTGCCAGTGCTAAAAATGTTGTTCTAGGGCACCCTTTCTTTCTGGATGTTGTACTTGTTGTTACCGAGGATATCGCCTCATTCCAGGCGTCCAGCGGGGTACGCGAATCATTTATGATAAGCCCGTAAGCTTTTTAGGCTGCCTTTGCATAATTGCCCATATTCCCTCATTCAACATAGCAGGTATCATCTGCATGGATTAACACAGATCACATTTACCAGCAATCAGTAAACAACGGGCCGATGTCGCGACGCTTCACAACGTGGCTAACCGTGGGGGTTGTGCAGAGCGGAGAGAACTTCATCAGGCGCGTTCGTAAACGCGCCCTGGGCTGTTCACTTCACTGCGTTATACCAGGCCTGCCAGCGGTACTTGTCGAGTCGCAGCTGGCGTAGGCATTCTGCGGTTTCGATATCCGCCTGCAGATCTTCGTCGCTGTTTGCACCAGCATCACTTGCCCTGCACGGTTCCTGCATCAAATCCTCTGATGGAGTTGGCAGCGTCGATGGCGCGCTGGCGCAGCTGCACAGCATTATTGTCAAACTGACACACAGTACGATCCGGAGACTGAACATATTTCACCACGTCGCGGGTTATGGTCCGGTAAATCACCTTCGCCTCGGCACTGGCCGCAGCGGCTTTCTTCTCTACCGGCTGGATCCGACGCCAGCGCGTTGATATGGTCGGCGTGGGCATTCCATCCAGAACGCCATGAAATCAGCGCAGTGGCGGAGATTGCCACCACCAGCGCCAGAAGAACATATCGCCATTTCATACCAGCGCACTCCGCGCCCGGTTGTAACGCTGACGCCGGTCTTCAATACCGTTATGTCCACCATTGATAATCTGCGTGACGCGCGCCAGGTCGCCGGAGTAAAGCAAACAACCGCTGGTGGCGTAGAACCATGCCGCCGAACGCGCCGCGTTGCGGTCCTGCTCCAGCAGCTCGGGACTGGTGACCAGATCGAGTTTCAGCGCGGTACCGCATTTGGTGTAATTTGCCTGTCCGGTTATCTGAATCAGGCCGCGACCGCGATATTTCCAGCCATCACCCGGTGCTTTGTTGCCCAGGCGTTTGCTGTACACCAGATTGG